CTTTTGTTCATCAATTCCAAACTAATGGAGAAAACTTTATTGAATAATTCTAGTCGGACATACAGTTCTCTAAAGATAATATGTGGAAACTTCCGGTTCTACCGGCATGCAATACATACTAATCTAAGAGACTGTTCCTAGTATCTGAATTATCCATATTCTCCACTTCGCTTGCGAAATGGAAATTGACGACCATCACTATCGAAAGTAAAAGATTTTTAAATTTACTTTCTTGGGTGTGTTCAAAGCACCCACCATCTAGTGACGGCAATTTCTTTTTGTAAGAAGATTAATTTTGAACAAAATCGATGGAGAGAAAAACTCTCAGAATTCACCTGTCAATGACCTGGTTCGAATTCTAAAAGATTCTCTAAATCGATCCGATTGGCTGAAAAGATTTCCATGTCCACCTGTCATAGACCTGGTTCGGACATTAAGACCTCTTCAATTGAGATTTCAGAATGATTTTGTCATTCACCTTTCCCTAAAGAAAAGTTTATCAAAAATCATTATCTGAAAGAATATCTAAATCAGTATCATTCTCATCATTCACTCCCCAAAAAATAGGGAGTTTATCCGAAAAGAATCCAGTTTGGCTATTAGGAATAGAATATTCCTTACCAAATTTAAGACTCGAAGATACTACATTAAGATTCTCAAACCAATCGCAAAAATCCTCTGTTATTTCATCTGTTATAATCTGATCAGGAGAAAGGGTCAAAGACTTTGTCCCTTCCTCTCCAAATAATAAATCAAATTCATCTTGGTATTCTTTCCACCCCGGAAAGTCACCAAGCGATCCTCCTATATACTCAACAGGACAAATATCTTTCGAAATATGTTGAATCATCAGCTCAAGAGCTGCGATTCGACTACATTCTAATAAATAATTTGCCTTATTCTTCTTCACAAATCGATAGTCCACTTCTAGGAAATCCAATTCTGGAAATTGCAGCAAGTCAAACTTGCCTTCATGCAAAATCTTATGAACTAGATCTCTGAAATAAGGACGACGATCAGAAGAAGAACATCGAGAGGAGAACTCTCTGAGTTCTTTATGGGATAGATCACCAGTCACTTCATCTTTCGGAACTTCAAAAGCCTTTAAAAAGGGTTGAAGTTGTTCATTCAATGTTTTATGACCCCAAAGGTCTCCTTCGAGTTTTTTTGATTCCTTACCCCGGATAACCGGAATAGGAATTGCATCAAACTCTGTCCCAGGAATAGCAATAGCTTTCCAAAATGGACGAAGAAGATCTAAGAGATAGACATTTTTATGAAGTGATGGATCAAATTTGATTTTGGTTCTGTCTGTAACGTCAACAAGAGCAAGACCTCCTCTTTTCTTCCCAACAAGGAGAGATCGAGGAGTCTTTTTTAGCTCCATTAAGTTACGTTTCAAGAATTCATAGTGAACCCAGTCTTCTGTACCCCAATAAAATTGGGTTTCTTCAAAACAATATCCAAGAGTAGTTCCTACACGAGTTTGGCACGAAGCCTTACCTGTATGAAGAACATTTCCTCTATAGAAAAGTTGTGAATTAATAGTACAGAAATCTGGATCGATAAAATTCTTTCCCATCGATAAAGAGAGTCCTACCTGAGGAGCCATACTCTTCCATTTTTCAATGCAAGAGTCGGGTCCTTTGGCAACGACATCATCTCCATTAATGAGATAAGAATGTTTATCAAATCCACAGTATTCCATTAGACAATCATTGTGAAAACACAAAAAAGGAAAACTTACTAAGCTTCCCATAAGCTGACCTGAGGTTTGAGAAAATTCTCCTAACTCGGGATAGACAATCTGATGTGGTGACAGTTCCCATTCTAGGTATCGTCGAGTCGGTTCATGTTGAATCGACTTGAGAATACCTCTCTTGAGAGCTTGAGTCACAGACATCGGAAAATTGTCTGTTGCAGCTGTGTAATCACCTGATAACCATTTATTATTTGGATCAGAGTACTGATCGATAGATTGAATTACTTTCTCAATACGATAAATCCAAGGTAGAGTTTCTTCATCAAAACTCTCCAAGATTTTTACCCCATCTGTAAGACAGAATTGGGGATCCTCACTTAAACATTGCCAGAGTGCCTTTTGAAAAGGCTGGAGAGCCTTTGTTTCGGCCTCAGCAGCTGTAATCATCCGAACTTTCAAAGGTTCAGATAAAGCAATTGCTTTAACTCTAGGGGGATGTGCTGGTGGACAATCCGGAAATTGAAGTTCTAATGAATAATCAAAATCACAAGTTTGAAGTTCAGTATCTGTCACAGATACGTCATATTCAAACAAGCGATTAGATCGTTCAGAACGAATTCTTTTTCTCGAGATTATCTGCGACCAGACACCCCTAATGTTACGTTGATGGAAATCATATCGTTGAGAAATCTCCTTTACTACATAATTTCCCACTTGTTCATGGTTTGTTGCAAACGGCTTTGCCTTTTCCAAGAAACTATTGCGTCGAAAGACTTGATCATGAGGTTGAAGTGATAGTCCATAGGATTTGAAGCTTTCATACTTCTCTTTCCATTTAGACTTCATGGACCGTAAGGTCCCCAACATCTCTTGATCATATTGGCGAATTGCTTCACCTTTCTGCAAATAGAGTGGGAGGGTTATTCGTCTCCAAACTGCCATTGGTTCTTCGACAGAAGAACATTGGTTAGTGTAGAGATCTGACCCAAATTGACAATTACTTGTCAAAATAATAATAGGAGATTGAAATCTTGTTCCCTTTTCATTGAGGGACGCCATTGGAACAATATATTCATTGACGGATACAAGATTTTCGAATTCAACTAGATCAGTACGATCAGAGTGGTTTTGTCCAAAATCGTCAAGCACAACAATGGGCTGGCCATGATAGCCATCCCAATGCTTTGTACTACAAGAACGAGCATAAGAAAGTTCTCTTCCAGACAAGTCTGAAAAGAGAACATTACCCAAAAATCGTATCAATGATTGTGTCAGTGTTGTTTTACCTGATCCGGGAGGCCCAAAAAGGCCAATCACATAAGGTTCAACACGACATGTATCATCGATGGATGTAAGAGGGTTACCTCGTATAAAACAGAGGTTCTTTTCTCGCTCAAGTTGTTTTAAATTCCCCCCATCAGGGCGACCTTGTTCAAAACAAGCTCTAAAATTTGGGAGAGAGGTTTTAAAAGGATTGTAATATTTCAACATCCTTTTACCTATTTTCTCTCCATATTTTTCGAGTTTGTCAAGATAATCTTGAGGAACATTTACACATTCCTCAACAGGTCGACAAAGGGAATCACGATGCTTGACATAAGCTTCCTTAATCATATCTTTTCCTACTGGAGCACAAAGTGCTTTAGATTGGAGAAGATTGAAATAAAATTGTGCACAACGATCTTTGTGAGATCGAAACAAATTATCCAGTTTCAACTGGACCTCAATTGGAAAAATTGGAATAGTACTCCCCTCCGGGAGTTCCTGTCCTAATTTCCAAGAAAAGAGATGACTTAGAGAAGTCTTAATAAGTTTAACGTAGTCTTTATCTGCCAAATTGGAAGGAAAGACTCGTAAATAGTGCAACAATAAATGGAAGCGACGATGCTTTGTAGTCTGACGTCCACAAACAAAAGTATATTTTCCACTCTCTTTGATGAGTGATCTCTTACGGGCCGGAATCTTCCGGTAATCGTAAGTGGTACTCTTTCTTAAAGAGGGAAATTTAACTGATGTTTGTGACATTGTCATACTTAAATCAATAGCATCAGACAAACCTAAACAGTGAATAAATTTCTCAGATTCATTTATGAAGTGAAAGCGTAACCCACAGATCTCTGTGCCGACGACTCGATCCAAAGGAACTTCTAAGTTCTTGCATTTCTGCAAAAACTGAAGAACCCTAGATTGAGTAATAGTACTGATATCACGTGAGTCAGACAAAAGTTTCTTACGATCCTTTTGGCTGAGTTTTTCACCAAATGAATATCCTTCCAAATATTTATGGATGGAATTCGAATCGAGAATCAAACAGAGGTGTTTGTAATAAAACAAACGGTAAGATAGCTTGATGTTCTCATCAAGTCTTCTCACAAAAAGTGTTTGCCTGGTTCCTTCGAGAAAACCCTGATTTTTAATATTATTCAGAGTTTCTTCAATGGAACGTAATTGACGGTAACCCTTCGGAAACAACATGTCTCCACTTGGGCCGAGTATTTTTTTTAAACTCGTAATCAATTATAATGGCGTGAACTGATTAATTTCACGCCTCGTGTATCCTAGGCGAACACACGAAATTTGTTTAGACAAACTAAACCATTAGCCTAAGCCAGTAAAAATAAATGAAACCACTTCTCTCGGGACAAGAGAGAAACGGAGATCATCCTAAAACTGGTATGGTTAACTAATAACTCAGTGTCTGGGATCGATACTATTCAGTATCGTCCCTCCTATCCGTGAAGGATA